GAACAAGCGGTTTTAAAAGATGATCAACAAGAACCGTTGCCGGTCGAGACGGACGGCCCCGATGTAATCGAAATTCCAGATAACTCAGAAAACTCCGACGACTTTGATTAACAATCCTAAGACAGTCCATTTATTTGAAAATCATATTCGCGGTTTGCTCGCACCAGACCCAATGGGCGATATTGTCGATTGGCTCGAAAAAAATGTAAAAGAGGTTCCAGGTTCGCCGCAACCCGGCCCTTTCCGCATTGAATCTACCCCTTACCTTGCCCCTATCTTGCGGGCTTTGCTTGACCCAGAAATTACAACGATAGTTGTTATGGGTGCGGTGCAAATGGGCAAATCGTCCTTACTTGAGCTTTGGAGTAGTTATATTCCAGCTCGCGCTCCAGGGCCTACGCTGTTGCTCCAAGACGTTGATGACAATGCTCAAGATTGGCAAAAAGACCGCTTGCGTCCAATGTGGGAGGCAACCCCAGAAACGTTTAGCAAGATGGAACAAGCCGAACGTAATCAATGGAAAAAAACTCGCTTTCAACGGAATACAATTTGGGTGTTAGGTGCGAACAATAAAAAGAATCTCCAACGCCGTTCCATCCGCTACTTAGGCGGTGACGAAGTGTGGCTCTGGCCTAAAGGTCATTTGTCCGAAGCATTAGCTCGCCGCACCGCGTTTATCTGGCAGGGTAAAACTTTGCTGGTATCTCAAGGTGGTTTTGAAGGGGATGATTTCACTAACTTATGGTATCAGTCCGATCGTCGGGAATTAACCTTTGCTTGTCTTGAATGTGGTTTCCGTCAGCCGTGGGAATGGGAACAAATTATTTACCCAGAGCATGCTAAAGGCGGGGCCGGCTGGGACATTGATAAAGTCAAAGAAGGTTGCACCTACGAATGTAAGAATTGCAAGCACCGCTATAAAGATTCCTTTATCGTCCGACAGGAATTAAATAAGACTCTACAATACGTCCCAATGAATCCTGGCGCTCCCAAGGGTATTGTCGGATTCCATTGGAATAGTCTTTGCGCTCAATGGGGTTTAGATTGGGGCAAGCTTGCGGAATTGGCTATTCGGGCAAAGCAAGCGTTTGACGAACACGGCGACGAAACCCTGCGGATTGAGTTTAAGCAAAAACGATTGGCGATGCCGTGGGCCGAAGATCCAGATGAAGGGGGCGGCGAAGTTATGCCTCAATCCTACAAGATGCTGGAAATTTGGGAAAACGAGGGAGCTATGGTTGATGGTAAGTTACAAGACCCGCCCATTACCGATGAGCATAAAAAGAGTAAAGTCTTTGCTCGCTTGCGGTTTATGTCCGTGGATTGCCAGCGTAAAGGGTTTTATTGGATTGTGCGGGCTTGGAGCATTGATGGCAAATCTCGGATGGTTCAATGGGGTTATTGCGATACGGAGGAACAATTACGCGAAACGCAATTAAGGCACGAAGTATCTCCCTTGTTTGTTTTCGTGGACTCTGGTGACGGCCCTAATACTGATGCAACATATCGGATGTGCGCTCGCTACGGCTGGAACGCTACTAAGGGTTCGGGACAAAATGAATTCCCCCACCGGATTCAAACGCCCTATGGCATTAAGATTTCCTATCGCCCCTATCAGAAAGCAAAAGTTATCCAGGTAGGTCAATCATCCTGTAAGTTATATTTATATTCCAATCTTGTCCTAAAGGATTCCCTTACACGGCTACGTCGATCTGGACAGCATACTTACCCGGAGGATGCGGGTGATGAATACCGCAAGCAAATGCAATCTGAACACCGCACTAAGTCAGCCAATGGCCAACCTATTTGGCTTCCTATCGGTGAACGTGCGAATCACCTATTTGACTGCGAGACGATGGGAGTCTTGCCCGCTATCATGGCCCGCCTTGTAGGTCGTAATAAGTTAAAAGCAAAATCTGTGGATAACAAGGATGCCGACAAGGAAGTGAAACCGGGTGAAAGTATTGACGAGCCGTAAATCCTGGGCAAATTACAGTCAAGCTGGTCGGCGTTGGCATGGGCTTGGTATTCGTGGTTGAATAACAAAATCAACGTCGGCCAGCCCTTTTGACATACGGCAAGAGGTATGGCGCGAGCGCAAGGTATTTTCCTTATTTTAGAAATTCCTGACATTGAGGCAATCGTGGCACAAGCGGTCACGCTTCTCAAACAGGGCAAGACGATGATGGAGTATCAAGATTCTGGGACTCATGTAGTTAAGCAATTTCCGATGACGATTCAAGAAACGTTATTGGAAGCTCGATATGCTTTGATGGTTAAAGACCCCATTAAATACGGTTCACCCGATCGTGTCCGGGTAATCAATATGCTTAATAATTTCCGCGGGTTTTAATTTATGCAAAAGAAGCCAAAGAAGAAAATCTTACAAGTGCCAAAGGCCAAAGTGCCTAAAGCACCGAAGGCATCCTTCTCTGGCCCTGTAAAGCAAGCATCGTCGTCGGGGCCGGGAGTATTTTCAAATTTCGAGGCGGCAAAGTTCTCAAACAAACGTTCCTGGATTTGGAGTTCATGGCCGCAAGACTTCAAGAAAACGATGACCGTGTTCGATCGCATGGAAACCATGCGAAAGACCCGGTATCTGGAATTAAACGCTGGTCTAATTCGTCAAATCCTTTCGGACGTAGCTTTATATTCGGTAGGCAACGGCATTAAACACCAAGCCCAATCTGGGGATGAAATCTGGGATGACGTGGCAGACGCATATTTTAATCAATGGGCTTCGCGGGCTTGCGACATTACCGGTCGTTATTCTTTCTTTGAAATCCAGCACATTTGTTGCCGGTTAATGCACCGCGACGGTGAAGTGTTTATCATTAAGACCCGCGGCCCCAATAACCAGCCGAAGTTACAAATAATTGAATCTCACCGCGTTGGCAACGCTGTCGATGGCGCTCCACCCCCAGGCATGATTGATGGGATACAGTTTGGCCCTTACGGACAACCTATCGCATACAATGTCATCCGTTCCGACGGAAGCTCGCGCCTCGTCCCAGCCAACGCGGTGATTCACCTTTACGATCCTCAACTTGCATCCGGCGCTCGTGCTTATTCGCCCCTCCAACACTCGGTAAATAATATTATCGACATGATGGAAATCTTATCGCTTGAGAAATTAGCGGTTAAGACTCAAAGCGACATTACGCGGACGATTACCCGCGAAAACCCTAATTTCGACGGCACTCGCGGGGATTTTGAAGCGTTTGGTATGAAGCCACAGGATTACGGCGATGGGATGACCGATCCTAATGAAGCTTCGACGTTTATCGGAGGAAAAGTCTTATCTTTAGCTCCCGGAGAAAAGCTTGAATCCTTTGAATCGGCACGTCCTAACAGCACTTTTAACGGTTTCATTGAGCATTTGATGAAAGACAGTCTTAGCGGCGTATTGCCCTATGAATTCGTGGCAGACCCCACTAAGGCGGGCGGTGCAAGTGTCCGTTTCATCGTTGCTAAGGCCGACCGCACGTTCCAGCACATCCAAAATGTAATTATTCAGCGGATGCTGATTCCTGTATGGGGCTATATTATCGGTTCCGCAATTAAGGACAGTATTTTACCCGCCAATGATTATTGGAACCGCGTATCGTGGACGACTCCGCGCCGGGTCACCGTAGATGCGGGTAATGATGCTCAACAAAACCGCCTAGATATTGAAACCGGTATCAAGACGATTACCGAACACTATCTGGAACAAGGCGAAGATCCTAAAGCGAAGATGCGCGAAAACGCCGCGGAGAAAGCGTATATTAAACGCTTGGCTAAGGAATTTGATATTGAACCTTCCGCAATCTACAAACCTCAAAACCTTGGCATCGACGATGTAAATAAATCGTTTGAGCAAAACGGTGGCGAGAAAGAGCAAATGGATGACGGTGAAGTAATCACCGATCCAGATGACGATAATGTGGAGGAATAATTTATGCACGTAAGCAAAAAAATGTTAAAGAATTATGCGAAGATGCTTATTCATCCCCTCAAAGCGGATGAGTATCAGCAAAAGGTTGAGGATGCTTCGCTAAAAATTACCAACCTAAAAAAAGCTTCCGAAATGGAAGAAGTTTTGGAAATGATTTTTGGTAAGAAACCGCAAATGCGTAAAGCATTGAACGTGGCCTATATCCCGGTGAAGGGTGTCTTAGGTTCCGATTTAACCGAAATTGAATCCATGATGGGTTCCGTGGACGTTCAAGAAATTGAAGAAATGCTTGAGGACGCGGAATCCGATGAAGCGATTGATACGATTGTCATGGAATACAATTCCCCAGGCGGTTCCGTCACCGGTATCCCAGAATTGGCTCGCAAGATTAAGAATTGCACTAAGCGCACGATTGGATTCACCAAGAGTCAATCTTGCTCTGGTTCAATGTGGTTGATGAGCCAATGCGATGAAGTTTATTGCACCGAATCCAGCGTAGTAGGTTCCATTGGCGTATATGTTATGGTCTTAAAGACCAAGAAAGCGTATGAAGCCGAAGGTGTCGAAGTAGATTTGATTAAAAGCGGTTGGGCAAAGGCCGCGGGTTATCCTGGAACCGAAATGACCGGCGATCAGCATAAGCTTTTCGAGGAAGATGTGGCCGAAGTCCACCGCTGGTTTATCGACGCGGTTAAATCGGTTCGCACGTATGCGGATGAAGCCGATATGCAGGGTCAAACCTGGAATGGCAAGAAAGCCGCGGAGAAAATGCTGGTTTCCGGCATTATGGACTCTCTTGACGACGTTTTTGCCTACATTGGCGAGGATGTAGCAAAAGCATTTGAATTGATGGAAAATGGCCATGAAATTGGTGCAAAGTATGGTCATGGCGCGGAAGCCAAAGCCGATGTTAGTCCCGAACAAAGCAAGGACTTAAAGAAGAAAAAGAAAAAAAAGAAGGAAAAGGACGAAATGGATGAAGCTGAGGAATCGGATGAAGGCGACGAAGGCGATGAATCCGAAGATTCTGATGACCCTAATCATGGCGAAATTGAGGAAGAAGATATTGGTAATTCTGCCCCGATTGAAACCGATCCAGAGAATAAAAAGAAGCGTGGCCTTTGACACTTGGCATAAATTATGACATTTGAAGAACGTTTTAATTCGTTGAAACAAGCTTTCACCGGCAAGACCGCCGAAGTGGAAGCCAAAATCGCCGAATTGTCGGCTGTTAATGCCAAGGTCGAAGAATTGACCAATGCCCTTTCCGCAAAGGAAGGCACGATTGTAGAATTAACCGCAAAACTCGCCGAAGCATCCGACAAAGTTGCTTTAGCCGAAAAGACGTTAAACGAAATTAAAACTTCCCAGGAAAGCGCCGGAAAGAAAGCCGCCGTTATTGCCGCCTCCGTAGGTGTGCAACCCTTGGAAGTTAATCCTGCTCAAGCATCCACCGAAGCAAAGTCTGATGAAGATTTAGTTTTGGAATGGACGGCTCTCAAGCAAAAGGACGCTAAAGCCGCTTCCGAATTCTACAATAAAAACCGCACTGCTATTCTCCGTCACGCGGGCCTGTAATTTTTTCCTCTCTCAACCCTAACTCCCTAAAAAAATATGTCTAATAGTATTGGTGGATTAACACTCCAACTCGTCGCTGAAGAAAGCTTACGAACGCTCGTTCCACAGCTGGTTCCTCTGACTGAAATCGCAGTAACTGATTTCGGCAACCTCGTTGCTGAACGCGGCACTACGGTTCACACCCGCTACGCTTCGGCGTTCACCGCTTCGGTGTTCGACCCTTCCGCTGGTTTCGTTTCGGCTTCGGCTGTTTCGACCGATGTTCCTGTCACGGTTACTGATCTCAAATATGTGGACGTAGGTTTCACCGATTATGAAGCTTCTACGCTGACCTTGGAACGTCTACGCCGTTTGTTTTTTGCTCCAATTGCCAACGCTGTGCAAAAGAGCTTATTTGACGACGTGTTAAACAAAGTGACGATTGCGAATTTCGCAACCGCAGCTTACTCTGGCGCTAAAGCTTCTTTCAACCGCGTTGCGATTGCTAACGCCGCCACGAACCTCACCAAAGCTAATTTGCCCCACGAAGGTCGCAAGTTGCTCCTTAGCCCGGACGCTATGGGTCAATTAGTCCAAGACCCCTCTGTGGC